TCATCCCAGGCCCGCCTCGCACAGTTGGCGCTCTGCAGCACGGCGCTTGACCAGGCCGGGCAGCTCCTTGCCGCTGGCATAGATCCAGCGGCTCAGCTCGGCGCAAGCGCCATCGAAGTCGCCCGCATTGGCCTTGCGCACCAGGGTACTGCGGCAAAAGGCGTCATCCCCTACGTTGAAAGCGAAGCTTAGGAAGGCCGCGCGCTGGCCGTCGGTCAACGGCGCACGAACGCAGCTCAAGGCATCGGCATGCTTGGCCAAGTCCTTGTAGAGCATTTCATCGCACTGCTGGCGGGTGTAGGTCTGACCCATCTTGAGCTCTGGGCCGGTGTGGCCCGTGCAGGCCGTAATGATGCCCACCGGGTCGCGGTAGCTGCGCAGCACAGTGCCCTCGTATTTCTCCACGAGCGGCACAGCCAGGACGACTGCCGCGCCGCCGATAGTGGCAATGAGTTTTTCTTTCCAGTTCATCGACTTGTCACTCCTTTGATTGCAGCCCAGAAACTCACGCACGCTCCACCCAGCATGACGATGGCCGCCAATGGCTTGGCGACTTTCGCCACCCAGTTCAGCACCTTGAAAGCGCCTTTCATGGCGGTAAAGAACTCCAGCATTTCCGCCAGCTGCTGCTTGAGTTCCTTCAGCTCCTGGGCTACTGCCTTCAAATCTCGCTCGATGGCGGCCATGCGTTCACTCCCCTTGTCAAAGCGTTCATTCATCTGCCGGCGTGTAGTCGCTGGCAGCTCGTCGCCAAAATCGTCCATTCCCTCTCCTTTCGGTTTTCGCTTTCAGACCTCAATCAGCACATAAGCCATTTCCGGGGCAGAGCCCGTTACCTCGCCTCCTTGCACATACACACGCGAACTGTTTGCCTTGCCCAGCGGGTTGCGCACGCGCAGCAGGCCCGCGGCCCCTTCGAGCGCGACCAGCGCCGTGCCGTCGGCAAACACGGCGCTGATCTGCCCGGTCATCACGGGGTCGTCTGGCAGCAAGGCCTTCAGGCGCTTGTAGAGGTTGGTGCTCATGCGGCGACCCTTTCGACAGTGACCTGCTGGCGCACGCGAGGCATGGATGCACTGACGCTGACGCCGCGCACCAGGCCGCGCCAGGTGCCGTCGGTGTCGGCAACCTCCAGCAGCTGGCCGGGGTTCAAGATGCCGGGATTGGTGCCGCCCGTGAACACGGGCATGCTGATGCTGTGCTGTAGCTTGTTACCGCTGGCAGCCAGAGCCCAGCTGCCGCGCATGCGGGCGGCGTCGGCGTGGGTGATGAGGTCGTCCTGAATCTGCGGGGCCAGCTTGTCGCGCGCGCTGAGGCTGCGCACCACATGGCCCAGCACGCCGCCCACGCTGCCGCCGGCGACATAGATGGCGTTGTATTCGGCACGCGGATCGGGGCGCAGCTCGTCCGTCACGATGACGGCCGCAGGCATTTGCACATCGGGCACGGCCGCGCCCCACTCCCACGGCAGCACCGGGTAGCGCGGTGCGATGATGAGCTGCTCCGCCGTGCGGTGGCTGCGCACTACGGCATTGACCGAATCGGCCATGCGCAGCACGGCCTGCAGCGGCGTGCCCTGAAAGCTCCACGCGCCGGCAGGCACCTGCCAGTCCGAAATCTGCCAATCCAGACCCACGCCACTGAATTCCAGCGCGCTTACCGCGAGCTGCTGCGCTGTTGCCGTCGAGCTGGAAAGCCAGGCCTGTTTTGGCATGTAGGGGTAGCCCAGCATGGCTGTGACGCTGATGCCCTGCACCGCTACGCGGCGGCGGTCAAACGAACGACTGCGCGCCGTGCTGGTCACGGCAAAGACAAACTGCATGCCGTCAATGCCGACCTGCAGCCGCTGCGGCAGCCCGCCCACGGGTGCGAGCTGGTCGAGCAGATGCTCGGGGCCGTTGGCCGACAGGCTCCAGCAGTAGCTGTCGTCGCCGGCAGCAATGGAAACATCAGTGAGCACTACGGGCTCAAGGCTTGGCAGCAGATGCGCCGTAAGGTGGTGGATTTGCATATAGACGGGCAGCAGTGGAATGACAAACTGGGGCTGCGGCTCTGGCCCGACGGCCTTGCAGCACATGAACAGCAGATCTGCCGAAGCGGCCCGGGATCTGCAGAACAACAATCGGATGGGGCCGCCCACCAGCTGCTCATAGCAACCGGGCTTCTCCGGCTCTGGCGGCTTGACCTGAGATTTGCCAGCGGGCGGCTTCATGGCCTGCTGGTAACGGCCCTCAAAGCCCCGGTACAGCGGCACCGATGGGCCTGCGCCTGTGGTGAATAGGTATTGCAGGCCCATCGCATCCTGCGCCGTTACCTCCAGCATGCGGCGGCGGTCGCGCAGGCTTTCCTGAAACCGCACGGCCCAACCGGCCCGCACGGGCGCGGCATCCTGGGCCGTGGCCTGCAGACCCATGCGCACGCTCCGGGCCTCTTGCCAGCGGGCCTGGGTTGCCGCACCAGGCAGAGGTCTGGCCTGCTGAAACCGCCCCTGCACAGCCACCCCTTGCCGCTGACCGTCCTGCCAAGCGACGCCGAACTGCTCTTGCAAGGGCATGGCGTCTTGCGCAGTCGACACCCAGCCAGCAGGCAGCGCAACCGTGTCTTGCCAGCCGGAGATCCAGCCCTGCGCCACAGGCTGCGCCTGCTGGGCATTGGCGGCCACCTCGGCCACCACAGGCCGGGGGGTGTCGGTGTTGTAGCGCACGGCAGCGCTGCACCGCAGAGCCGGCATGCGGCCAGCGGCGACCAGATCCTTGCGCACATGCACCAGGGATCTGACCTGCAGCCCCGGCATGCGCGCGGCAATGACCAGGGTCTTCTCGGGCACCTGCCCGCCACCGCCATCATCGCCAAACACCAGCTCGACCGGGTTGCCGGTCTTGAGGGTGCGATTAAAGATCAGGTCGACAGCGGCCATCAGTCGATCCTTGTCTCGCCCAGGATGGCCTTGCCGCCCGCGTAGAGCTGGGTGCCGCTGCTGCCCAGCAGCTTGAAGTGCCCAGCGCCCGCCTCATCCGTGACCAGCCCGCGCCCGATCAGCTTGCCGTCGCTGGTGCTCCAGACGCCGATGGCAGCCTGGCCGCTCGCCAGAATCATGTCGCCGCCGCCGCTGGCCTGAGTCAGCACCAGATAGCCCTCCTCGGTGATCTGGCCGCAGGGCTTGGTCAGGGTCAGCGTGACGAGCAGCTGCTCCGCCGCGTCATACAGGGCAATGGTCGAGGCAGCGGGGCCGGAGTCCGCAAAGGCCAGAGTGGCCTGCAGGCGGGCCAGGGCATGGGCGGCTGAGATCTCGAAGGTGGGCAGCGCGCTCATGGAATGATCTCCGGAGTGATGCCATCCGCGATGACAGCCCGAAACTCATGCTCGTAGTCGTAGGCAATCACCGTCCAGGTTTGCAGCTCGTCGATGTAGCGGAAGTCGTACTCGCCCGTCACCGTATCGCTCCAGGCCTCGCGCACCACCAAGCCGTCGCGCTCGCGCACCAGGCGAACTTTGCGCTTGAGCGGAATGTTCACGGGGTCCGTCTTGCGCTGCACCGTGCCATAGACACGGCCTATGCCTTGACCGAGCAAACCGGAAGCGATGTCTTTGACGGACCCGGACTCTACCGACAGGTGGGTCACAGACCAAGGCATGACAACCCCATAGTTCATCGGCTGGCTGCGACCAATCACTAGCGCCTGACCTATGCGCGCCGTCAATGCGCCAAAATCGGTAAACGGCAAGTCCGAAATATCAATCTGCGTTGTTGAGCCAACAGCAAGATTGACGCTCGTCGCCTCTGGTGTCGACGGCGCCCCGAAAACTCTAAACGGCACCGGCTGGTCTACAGGACTCAATACGAGCTGGACGCGCCCAGGGGCCGAGCGTATGGCAAAGTTCAGCAGGTAGGTTTGCGAGTTGTAGTGCCTGATCCTGCCCGCCAGAATGGTCGCATCTCCCGACCGCTGCACTTTGACAAACTCAGATCGACAGTCGATGTCTGGGTGAAAGGTTAAGAATATCTTCGCCGGGGTGCCTAGTCCGTGCATCCGCCCAACTCCGGGGTATGCGACCCCTGTCTTCCCTGTTTCCCGTGGCGCAGTGTCATATAACCCGAAGCCGCCTTCACTAGCGAAGCTAGCAATAGACGATATGCCGAGTACCGGCCTTGCCAAGATAACCGGGGTGCACTCGTCATCGCCGTCCAAGGGTTGCAGCGTTTCGCTAGCAGAGACGCCCAATTCGTTCGCCCACGCCAGATACGCCGCTTCGGGACTCACCAAGGACGGCGCAGTTTGGAAGTCGAACTCGACGCCTCCAGCAACAATACGGGTCATACGCCATAGCTCCAGGGGCCTGTAATGTCGATAAAACTGATGCCTAGGGAGATGGATGGGTATGTCACTGAGGTCGCACCGCAGCCTATTGCTAGCAATTTGCGCCCCGCAACCGAATCCACTCCATCCAGTTTTGTCAACGGCGCGATGCTCAAACCTACGTCGCTTTGTGGCACGGTGTACAAGCCGGGGAGCACCCCGCGCGGCGTCACTCCCTGCAATAGCAACCGACGAGACACTCGCAGCCCGCCGTCAATGACGCTGGGGAAACTGCCAAAAGTGCCATCCACGCCGGATGTGACATTTGCCCCTACTTCAGCCCTGCTGGTGAGCCCGATAGAGGAACCTAATTTCGTGTAGCTGCGAGGGGCGAACTGGTTCGCCCCACCGTCTTGGTCACAAGTGCCCGGGTTATCGGTATGCGAACCAGAGGTGCTACACCCCAATGCAAACGCATATGGGTCACCGCCAGGGGCGAATGCTTGAAAGTCACCCATCAACACCGTTCGGCCCGCCTCCCCTCCTGCAACTGAAGCAGAGTACCCCACGATGTTGATGTACACCGTGCGATCATTCGCCACAATCCTCCACCTTACGGCCGACGAGTTAGCTGATGCGGACTTGTTCATCCAGCCACCACCCGATATCTGCACATCAAGAGGGAAAAGACCTGCTCCGCTGTTAATGTCCGTCATGGTTTCATAGCCCCGCAAGCGGCAGCTCGTGGTGCCAGTGTCATCAACACGCACGAGCATCTTGGTGCTTTGGGGGTTCGGGCTTTGGTACACCGCCAGGTTGGTTCCCGCAAAAGGCCTTGTCCAGCCGGCAGGTGCCATCTTGAAACTGACGGAGCCCGTGACAGCCCCATCCGGCAGCGCAGTCTTGAACTCCACCCAGGTGCCACTGACAGCCGTGACCTTTTGCTCGCCATTGAGGCCCGTCGGGGTAGCGCCCGCCACCAGGATGACCGCATCGACTTCGGCCGCACTCTTGCCGCTGGCAAAGTTCAGACGGCACACGCCTGCACTGACCGTGGCGCTGTCCACCGCCTTGAGTCCCCAGCCTGTAACCAGGCAGGCGTCAAGGATGGCAATCAGGCTGCCGGCAACGCCGTTGAGCACCGGGGCGCCCGCCATGGCCGAATAAAAGTGCTTGACCGAGGTATCTACAGGGGATGCCATATCTCTCTCCAGAATCAGAATCAGTTGGGCTGCGGGCGGTTCACATCGCCGCGCGCCAGGATGGAAAAGCTGTGCTCGATGCCGGTCTCGGGGCCAGGCTGGATGGTCCGCACCACCCAGAAGGGGTAGATGGCGCCCACGGTGTTGATGCGCAGAATGTTCCCCACGGCCCAGCCGCTGCCCCAGCCCAGCGGATCGATCGTGAAATAAGGCTTGGCCGTGGCCGGGTTGAGCGGCGAGCACACGCTGTTGATGTCGCCGGTAGCGATCACACCCACATGCTCGCCAATCACACGAAACTGCGTGGTGCTGGTGAACTGCAGCACCCAGCGCTCGGTGCTGCCGCCGGCGTTGGTGATCTCTATCGGGGAGACGCTCTGGTCATACTTGGCGGGGATTGCAGGCCCCGTGGGCGCATCGGCCCAGGCGTTGTCGACCCAGCTCTGCTGCGAGAAATCCAGACTGACGCGGGCACGACGGTCACTGGCCTGCAAAGCGCTGGAAACACAGGTGCCGTCCTTGGGGTAGTCATGGGTCAGCGCCCGGTTAAAGGTGATCTCGCCCGAGATCTGCACATCCGTGGCAACGGCCATGTCTTCGATGCGATCCTCGATCGTCACCGGCATGGTCATCGCAGACACATCGGCAAAGGTGACCAGCCCGGCCTCCAGATCGACGGAATAGCCGGTGTTCACGGTCTTGCCACTGGCATCGCGCACCACCACGCGAGACAGTCGCACACGGGCCAGATTGATGGTCTGGTTGTTGCTCACCACCAGCTGGTTGCTGGTCTTGGTATGACCCACCACGCACAGCGAGCCAGGCCGGAAGATGGGCACCTTGCCGTCGCTGGGCAGGCGCACCGGGTCGATGCCGATGATGTCGGCATTCATGGGCAGATAGGCATAGGCCACCGCCGAATAGCGCAAGGCACTGGCAACCACGGGCTGCGGTTTAAAGATCTTGCCGTCGGGCTGCACGCTAGCCGCGTCATACCACGGCTCAGACTCATTGCCTGCGGCCACAACCAGGCTGCCAAAGCCCAGGCGCACCAGGCCGGTCTCATAGTCCACCGTACCGACCACGCCAGGGGCCGTAATGGCGCCGTCAATGCCAGCGCTGACGTTCTGCGAGCCGCCCGAAGCTCGGGGCACCTGTACCGTGAGGGAGCCTGGACGCAGCGGCGCTGCCGCCGTGCGAAACACATAGGCGCTGGAGATGGCATCGCCCAGCGTGGTGATGCAGCCTGCTCGGCGAAGTGTGTTCGCATTGCCCGGTGTCCACGAGATCAGACCCACGCGGCCCGTGGCGTAGTTGATGCTGCCACGCGTCACAAAGCCGCCCAAGGTCAGCACCCGCAGCACGCCCCTGCCGTCATCGCTCCAGGGCTGACCGCTTGAGGGCATCAGCACGACCGAACCGGGAACCACCGGGGCCTGCACGCCCGTGACCAGGTCGAACTCTGGCGCAAACGTGACCTGCAGCGTGCGACGTGTGGCGCTGCCCGTGGTGCGGAAACGGATCTTGACGTAACCGCTTTCGTCATTGGGATAGATCGAGGGCGCGCTCAGATACTCGATACCCTCATAGTTGAGGCGGTACTGGGCGACCTCGCCCGAGAAGCCGCCGCCGCTGACCTGGCTGGACGAGTAGACCGGCTTGGGGATCTTGATGACCACATCGGGATTGAAGTCCACCGCTCCGGTGCTGTAGGTCACCGTGCCGACCTGCACCCCATTCAGCATCAGCTTGCCGTTGCCGTCATCGCGGGCGATCTGGGTCGGGTCAACCAGCGTCACGCCCATTTCCTTGAGCTGGTCGCGTGTGTAGAGGCCGAGCACGCTCTGGTCGGTCAGCGTGTTCCACTCGACTTCGACCGTATAGGGCACCAGTGCCCCCTGGCCTGCCGAGACTGCCAGGCGGCCCTGGCCGTTGCGAGAGGGATGCTGCAGGTTCACCTCGACTGCCGGGGCCGTGTCGACCGTGACATCGAGCACCGTGCCCACAGCGGGCAGCAGCTTGGGCGCAAACAGCACCTCGGAGCGGCCCACACGGACCTCGCCTGTGGCATCGCCCTGCAGCTGCCAGGCAGCGGTTGCCGTGGCAGTGCGCTGGGTCTGGCCATCCATCCAGGTCATGGAGAAAGCACCCGGATAGAGCGCCTGGCCCGCTGGCAGGGCCAGGGCGATGGTCTGACTGATCAGCAGATCGGCGGCAGGCTGTACGGTCTCCTGCGTGGGCACGCCCCAGTGCTGGACGATGGAGCTGCCCACATCGGGCAAGGCACCCAGGGTGATGACAAAGCCGCCGGTCTCGGCGCTATAGGTGCCCGCGCCATAGCTGGAGTCGGTGCCGCGCAGGGTGCCGTCACCAGAATCAGACAGCACATACCAGCGGCCCTGAGCGCGGTAGCTGAAAGACAAGGTGCCGCGCGCTGGCAGCGGCGTGATGAAGCCGGTATAGCTCTGGCTGCGGTTTTCCGCCGTGATGCGGATCTCGCTGGACTGGGGCATGCGCTGCATATAGGCGGCAGGCCGGTAGCTGATGGTCTTGGTGCCCGAGTAGTCGCCCGAGCTGGAAGTGACGACGCCGTTTGCATAATCCACCAGACCAATCTGCTGGGTGCCCGACATCAGAATGCCACCCTTGTCGGTAAACGTGACGCCGCCCACCACGATGGAGAGAGATCCCGGCAGGCAGCCACCCGGCAGAGCCAGGCTGGTAGTGGTGTTCCAGGTCTGGGCGGTGCTGAAGGTCACTGCCTCGGCCGCAGAGACCGGGAAGCCTGCCGCTGCATAGGGGATGGCTGCAGGGATGGGCGTCTCGCTCTGCGCCGAGGGCACGATCTGGGTCATGATCGTCTTGGCGATGATGGTGAAGTCACCCAGGGCTGCAGCTTTCTGCAAAGGCGTCACGCCCACATAGCTGCCCGCATCGGCCACCACCGTATCGCGCAAGCGGGCGCTGTTAGCCTGGCGCGTGAACTGGCGGCTGGCCGGCGAGCCCGTGAATCCGTACCGCAGCGCGTCCGAGATCTCGACAGAGACAATCAACGCCTTGTAGTCTTTGTCGATGTCATAGGTAAAGGAGCGCTCCACGCTGGTCACGCGAATGGCGCGGACATACTGCATCTGCTCATTCGCCAAGCCTTCATTGCCCACCAGCACCAGTGTCTTGCCCACGGCGGGAAGTTCGGTGCCAGGGCGCTGGAAGATCTGAATGACGCGCTGGCCTTGGATGTGATCCTCATAGAGATAGCCCGCCCACTCCGGCCCTTTGTTCAAGTAGGCCTCCAGCCTGGCCTGCGCCTGGGCGCGGGTGTCATAGACGCCGCCCGTGGCGAACAGGGTGATTGAGACATTGGGATCTTCGGGGGGCTTTGCCACGATGACATTGCTGCCCTGGTAGGTGTCGCGGTCTTCGGTGTCCACGCCCACAAACATCTGACGCATGTTGTCGCGACCAAGGGCGCGGTCCATCTCGGAGATGTCCGGCATCACGGCGTTCTCTTGCCCTGACTCGATCACGACGTTCGACGGGCCGCCGCCGCCCTCGGGCACATCGTCCATGACGCGGCTGGCTCGCAGCTGGATGTCGCCTTGCAAAATGGGCATTGTTCTTCTCGCTTAAACAGTGATCAGCCGCAGCGTGGCGACATAGGGATGGGTTGCGGCGGGCAGCTCGGGCCGGGAGATGGGCGCAGCGGCAATCGGGTCGTCTGCCGCAAACTGCACGGTGAATTCGCGGCCATCAGCCAGGCGTAGCGGGTACTGCCCGTCTGGCACATCAACAAGGGCCTGCACGGCCAGCAGCGTTGCGCGTCGAATCCAGCCCTGGTCCTCCACGGCTTGCAGGGTGATGGGGCGGCCCTCGATGCGGGCAGCGGCATCGATGATCTGGGCGCCGGTAATGCCGCGCTCGACCGTCTTCTGCACGGCAGACCAATTGAACTCGTCCACCCACAACATGCCGCGCGGCAGGGCGTTGTTGCATAAATCAGGTTTGAGGCGAGCTCCCCC